GCGCCCCGGCCCCGGCTGTCTGTAATGAAGCCATGATCTGTTCCTGTTCCTCAACATGTTCGCGGTAACGCTTGAGATTATCTTCAGAGCGTAGTATCTCCGGTGCGATACGGCGTGTTCGATGCAGATAATCAATGGTGGCGTCCTCATCGATCTTGTGAAATGCGCGAGGCAAGATCGTTCCGATGGCTTGGACTTCGGCCAGGAATGTCTGGACATCGGCAAGTTCTGCTGACTTCTGCGCTTTGGCCAGCGGGCCAAGATAAGCCATCTTGAATCCCTTACCTATCAGATCAGGCGGCGGCGGCGGTATCAATTCATCCCGGTTCATCATGCTGTACAACCTTGACCACATCGGGCTTAATGTGCCGTAGTCAGCACGGCCAATGACCGGACCAAGGATAGACATGTTCTGGTTGATGAGCTGGCGGGTTTCGGGAATGTTAAGGTTCTTGGTGATGTCGTTAAGCGTTTGAAATAACGGAACGAACATGCCATGCTTGACGCGCTCCTCGACATACTTCATCAGCTCAACGCCTACTTCAACCCGTCCGCTGGTCGTTGGCAGGGCTTGAATGGCATCGTTGGGCGTCTTGGCATCGCGGTAGTTCATTCCTGCGGGATTGAAATTCAAGGGCAGTATCATGCCCTTGTTCGGCAGCAACAGCGGTGGGTCTGTCTGTTTCATACCGGCTCTGATAACTGTTCGGGCGATGGCGTTCAGTAGCTTGACCCATGGCAGTACGTCCATTGCCGGACTGAAACCGTTGGGATCGTTGGAATCGGAATAGAACACATCGCTAATGTATGGCATCTCCTCAAATCCGCTTTCCTGCATCAGATGCTTGCTCTTTTTCTCGATCCAGCACGACTTATAAGGCATGTTGATAGAATCTTTATAGCGTGTGTCGCGGTCGTAGCGTTCGCTGACATAATGCAAGAACTCAAATTCTTGATATGGCTTGTCCATCAATGCCTTCAGAATGGCCTCACCGACATCTTCGCCAAAGACTTTGTACGCCTGGCGCGCGGTCAATTTGAAATTAACGTATATTTCCATAAGGCGTCCATTGTCATCGACAACGCGGTTGACCTCACCGACAGGAATGTTCTTGAACTTAACGAAGTCCTTCGGGTCGGGAAGCATTGAATAGGTGCCTGTCCCGAAGATGAGTTTGCTGTGCCAATCCTCAAGCTGGACGTTGTAATAATTCGACCGGCGCAACATAGCAAGGCCTTTATCGCTCACCTCTTTGAACCATTGGCGGTTCTCAAGACTCTTCATGTCGTTTTCATCAATGGCTTCGTACTCGGCCCATCGCATTGTTTCGTTGGTCAGATTTGACTGGAATCCGTGCGCGGTCGTGCGGCTGGATAAGATAAGCGTACTGTCGTAAAGGAAATTGAATTTAACGCGGTCGCCTTGAATGCGGATGGAATTTATCCATGACTTGCGAGGCAGTCCGAAGTCCGCAAGCTCCTGACAATAGGAACGGTAATTGTCGTTCATACTTGTGTAGTGGTCGTTATCTGAACATATCAGTTCGACGTTGGTTCTCATGTGAACCTCTTTTCAAAGTGAGTTTCTAATTCGGTATAGCCCATAAGTTGGATAAACTTTCTCATGCGTCCACCGCGCGGGTCGTTCTTCTCGGTCGGGAAGGCATAAACAATCTTGGCGCACTTGGTTCCTACGAGTATCAATTCAAGCTCCTTGATGAACCCACGTACCAGATGTCGGTATTTCGGAACGATGTAGAAGAACAGCGCGCAATAGGATATTTCGTCCTTGAACAGTGCTGGTACGGCATATCCGGCAACTCCTCCGATGATCTCATCGTTATAAACTCCAACGAACACGCCTTGATAGTAAAGGATCTCACGAATGCTTATCTTGAGACGGTTCTTATCGTGTTCCATGGCCCCGTCATAGGTGTCGATGACTTTGTAAATATCCAAAAGATCGCTTGGGGAAGCCAGCCGAATGACGACTTTATTTTCTATGTTAATAGTCGGTATCATGCGTAGGCGTTGGATGTACCTAGTAATGATTTAGATTGAACATTGAGTTGAGGAACGAGTGCCTGGCCATGTGTTGCATCGGTCTGCGACATCATCCGCCTGCGCTTCTTTTCTTCATCGGACGCCTTTGCCTGCGCGTCTGCCTCTGTAGGAGCTTTTGGCATCTGCTGAACTGCCGGGGACTTTGGTTTCGAGAATAAACTTTTTATCGAACTAATTATCCCAAAAACTGAACCTACCGCTGCGATCGCTTGCATCTTTATTCCTCCTGTTATGATGTGATACCGAATGCCGGAAAGTCATGGTTCGTGTTAACCATAACAACATCGTTGTCCATGATGCCGTACTTCGGATAGTTCGTTGATTGTTCGCTCAATTCCATCGGGCGCTTGTCCGTTCCCCAGACCGCCATCATTAAAGCCTTCGCGCGATCCGGCGACTTTATCTCTTTGTACTTGGTGCGCATTTCCTCTTTGGTCAGGATTTGCCGTTTCCCGCCCTTGTATTTAAAGCGGGTCTGCATCAACTGCTCGGCTTGGATATGATCGTTAAGCAACTTGAGCCAGCCCTTTTTGAGCAAGTCAGCGGTCATACAGAAACCCTCGGTATTGCTGTCCTCATAATCACGTTGTTTGTTGACCGATGCCTCGGCATTGGCGATGAATGGCAGTATCCGGCCGCCGTTACTGCGTAAATTGTCTGTTACGCCTCCACCGACACCAATATCATCAATGACGGTCAGATCAAGCCCGAAGCGCCTTTCCAATTCCATCGCATACCCCGAGGTGAACACGGTATCAACCTTCATCTTGGCTTCAAGAAATACCTGTTCCCAATGATAAATGTCTTTCTGCTCAAGGATCGTGAATATGGTTTCGTCGTTGCCGAATCTGGCCACGTCAATGCCCATGACGCGCTTTAATACCCGGTTCTGTTCAGGGATGATAATGTTAGGCGCATTGTAAACGTCTTGCGGATGGAATAAGCGGTCATCGGCGTCCATTTCTTCATGGCTGTTCATAACGTATTGCATGTAATGGTTCGGCGCATCGTCCTTCATTTTCTTGTGGTCTTCGATGAAATCCCTGGGCAAGTTCTTTTCGTTGGCGAACATATTGGCTTCCACGCAGATATATTCCTCGCCCTTCTCGCGTACTATCTGGCCGGTCGGCTCATTGATAACCTCGGTCTTGTCAGCGCCGTTTATCCATAGCTTCCATATCCAATTATGCCCATTGGCGTTGGCTATAATGCACAGCTGTCGATATGGTCCACTCTGCCGGCGCAAGCGATCACGTAGGTAAGTGAATACGTCCTCGGTGTCAAACTCCTCGGCCTGCTCGATTCCGGCCCAAGAAAGGTTCATGTTTTTCAGGACAGCCATTTCCGCGCCATGGCGGAACATGATGATAGAGCCGTTCTTCATTTTGAAGTCTTTATCAGCCCCTACTGTCACGCCGAAATAGGTCTGGAAATCTTTGATAGTTGAATCTTTTAGATCGGTGAACTCTTTGCGAATAATGATGAGGAGGGAATTTGGGTATGATTCTGCGTAGTTCCAGGCTTTAAGCAGGAGCATCATCGATTTGCCTGTGCCGACAGATGCGACCATGGCAGGGAATCGTTTGGTGCTAAACAGATAACGGTCTTGATACATCAATAATTCGATTTTCAGGGATAACTCCAGATTGATGTGAATCTGCCCGGATGATGATTATCCGTGTTTCGCCGGTTCCATTCTTAACTTCTGTATTTAATTTTTTTGTCAACTGCAAAATACTTGTGAAATATTTATGCCTAACTTGCCAATCGGGTGTGTCGCCGTATCTTTCACCGTCAATAATAATTTCCTTTTCCGCTTCCAATCCCGCAAGAGCATGTTCGATCAATTTCTCATCGGTAAGACCCGCTTTTAAAAACTTGGCAGATATATCTTTCTCAATTTTTTCAAGTTTTTGATAGGCAATCCGTGATGTATAATGCGAGTATCCAGCGGACCGCGCGGCATTATATTTATCCATGCCCTTTAGTCTATTTTTACGATATAGGATCTGTTTTGTTGTCATACCTTTTTACACCCCAAACAAAAAGCCCACCTTCCCTCTCGCGAGAAAGCGGGCTTTAAATATTTGTCTTCCTGGCCGGGAAGTTGTTTATTAGATAATTATGTTATAAGCGGGCCTCACCCCTATGTGTCAATGATTATTTGTTTTTTTATTGGAAGAATAATAAATGGCTGGACATATTTACTTTGTCTATTTGTCTGCATATATATCATTATCGCCTGATCTGTTTTTCTTGCAGTCTTCAGGTGATCATAAATAGCGGCTTTAAATTTACGGACACTTAGGTGCTTCAACTATTCCTCCAATCATCATACCACCTCATCGGCATACTCTTGCATAACCTCAAGATGGGCTGATTTAGCCTTACGCTCATCGGAAGATGATATAACGTAATTACGATAAGTTTTATATACCGTTCCATCTTTTTTAATCGCGCGGCCCTGTTTATCTCTTTTATGTTTATTCATTCTTTCTCCTTAAAACCTTATTCTTAGTGAATCCACCATCTTCTCGCAACATAGGCATTTGGATTTAACGTGGATTAGCATTTTTCTTCCATCTCCTTTCAGGCAACAACTTTTACATATCCATAATCATTGTCTTGCTTATAACATTTGCTATCACGCCATTTATATGTTAATTTTCGTTCTTTGATTATTTGTTTTAAGGTGCTGCATAAATGAATAGGTTGTTTTCCTGCAAAACAAATTTGATTTCCTTTTACATACGTCGCAGGACAACCGCTTATTGTGTGCATATATCTGATCCTATGTTTAATTTTATTCATCCCTCATCTCCTTTCAACGGTAAGAATTTGGCGCAGATGGCTTTGGCTAACGATACGCTGTATTTATTTGTGCGTTGTTCATAGATAAAATCCGCTAACGCATCCTCTGTCATTTCAGGCTTTTGATTTGGAGTACGGCAGAATGGATTGTCCGAGCTTATTGTCTCTAAGAATCTATCAACGTCGATGACGAAACATTGTTTGCCGTCCTGCATAATCTCTTCGTAGGAGTAATTTTTGAAAATCTTTAATAATTCTTCTTTGGAGCCCTCTGCCCGGAGCTTGTCGCCCTCTGCCCGGAGCTTTAAACGGATATTCCAAATAAATTTCAATCCCAATTCTTTCTTTTTTCTTTTCATTTATTTATCCTTTTCATAGGTGGCGGCGTGTTTCATTAAATAATCAATATCTTTAGCCAAATCATCTACAGAATTAAATATATCTTCAGTTGGTTTTTTCATAGCAAACATTGCTTCAATACTTATAAGACTTCTGGTAATTTCCTCTAGCACGCTAGA